CAAACAATGGTGACTGATTGACTGTGGTTTTTTTCTGGCTAGCTACCCAATTTACACCATCAAAGTGATACATCAATCCTTTGTTTTTGTTACCTCTGGTAACAACTACTCCTTGTCCGAGTATTGATTCTGTATCTTCAGTTTCCTGCAAGTGTATCTGTTTTGAATTGGTATGTGTGATAAATTGCACTGTGTAGATTTTGTTGTTTGCTAATCTGTCAGTGTCTGCTATCACTAAAATTCTTGCACCGTTGAATAAAAATTCACCGTCTACGCTGTAGCCTGTTGATCCTTCAATGGTTGAAAACACATCGGCAGTATTTGTATCAATGTAATCCACAGACATTTTTGCCGTGGTTCCGTGATTAACTAGTTGTAGATTAGGCAGGAATTCGATTATGGGCCGCTTGGCTCTGGAAGTTTCTGCGGCTGGAAAATCTTGCCCTCGTAGTTTGTAGGCTTTTTCCAACACTGACCGATGGAACCAGCGATTATATCGACTCCACGGATTATTGTCTAGGCTGTTTCTAGCAATAGTGATATAATCTTTAAATGCAGCATATTCAGTGGCATCATCAAACGGCTGAGTGTCAAATCCTTCGTTGTCGAATAATATTTCAGGAACGTCTGTGCTTAATCTCGGCACAACTAGATCGTTGAATCGTGTTAAGGTAATAGCCGTGCCTACTCCTTCTACCAACCACGTGTTCTTGGCATATTTCGAGGGGGTGACTTTGCCATTGAATTCCACAATCATTCCATTTGAAAACTCCACTGCATTGCCGCTGGTATATGTGGTTTTTCCGAGTATTTCTAGTTCTACATTAATCGCTGTATTTTCTTCTATGTCGGCAATGATAAATCTACCAAATGCATCGGGAGTGATGTTGCTTTGATAATAAAGGACATCGGGTGCATCATACGGCACAGTAAAAGTCAATGTTCCGTTTTCAATTCCGTTGTTTGTAACACCCTTGTCATAGGCAAGTGCTGCGCCTTGGTTAGCTGATTCAACAAACTGCCAATCTTGACTATCAATGGCAATAGAACTGGCATCTAAAACAGACACATCACGAATTGCTCTCCATAATTTTGAATCATACACAGCAAAACTTCCTGCACGATACGGTTGGTTGGGTCGAAACAGTAGTGAGCCGGAATCAAAATTGGTGCGTAAGTTAAAGCCTTCGTCAGGAGCATTAATTTTAAATTTATATGTTTGGCCGCGGAATAAAGTTAGAGTGGGATTATTCGTGTAGCTGTCAGGACTAAAGACAAATGAATTTCTTGTTGTTCCTAGCACAACTTTATATGTGCTGACTATGTCCGCAGATTGACCAGTAATATTAATGCTGCGTGGACCTAATGGTTCCCAATAGTATTCACGATAGTTTATGAATTTGTCCCAATCTATGGGAGGGTTCCATGTGTAGTGAGTTTGATCGGTCAGCTTGTCATCTCGTTCAATGGAATTTCCAAAAAATTTCAGTTGATTTTTGACATCTATGTAGTCATAGAAATTTTCTATTTTATCATGATTTTTAAATATGACTCCAGGTTCGAGCTGATAGCTGCTTCTCAAAGTAGCATCTGTATCAACATATACGTCATTGCCGTTATAGGTTTTGTCATATCTACGACCCACATAACCTACTACTTTATCTAACACACCGGGTTGAATCAGCGGATCAACTACTGCAGATAAAAATTTATCATTAGCAGGAGTTTGAAAAATTGTAGGTAGTAATTCGACTGATCTGCGTATAGGCAACTCGCTTTTAGGAAATGTATTATCAGCCATTAAACGTATCCTCCGCTACTAGTCTGGTATGTTGTAACTTGTTCATTTTCAGATTGCACACTTGTGTTTGTTCTTATACCTATTTCAGCAGCCGTAATCGCAGATACAATTTCTATGTCATCAACTGTGGCTGCGCTAATTAAAATTTCATCAGGATTGCTTTGTATTTCAAAAAGACTGCCAAATGCCTGACTTGTTTGTCTTGGAATGATCACAATATTTGCTAGGTCCGGAGCTACAGTATTTAAAATATACGTGGTAAGTTCGCCCATATAGAATCTGTCTCCAAAATCCCAATTGTTGATATCAAAGAAATTATTGATAGCTGAAATGATTCTTACCTTGAGATCGTTGTCGTTGATAGACAGATTTTGATTTTTTACAATCTTGAACACGGCCTGAAATGCAGGATCAGCCTTGGCCCCGAACAGCACTTTATATTTTACAGGATGATATATTATATCATCACTGATGCTTTTTATCGAAGATAACGCAGATCCAAATGTGGTTCTTAGAATCTCGCTGGTCGGTGCTACTGGTTCTATATCAGTGCCGCCTGCAAGATATATTCTGTAACTTTCATCATAACTTCTAATTAACAGATAGATATCAATAATGTTGCTAGAGGAAGGATCTATTCTTCTATCAACGCTGGCGTTATGTATATATTGAAACTTGAGATTTCTCCTACCCACAACTGCAGAATATTCACTAGCGATATCTAGGATATTAGTTGTTCGATTTACTCGTTTAATCACATTTTCACCAATGTCATAAAAATAAATCAATTGTTGATCAGGATATGATAACACATCTGTAAAATCTATATTGTCTTGTTTGTCTCTGATTAATATGAAATCTGTAGAGTTATCAATTAGTGTGCTGATTCTGTTACCGTAGATATCGTTAGTAGCTTGGAAAAATAAAAAATTTAAATCCGTATCAACACCTACTATATTTTCAAATGCTTCAGGATTATCTATAACGCCGTCATCGTCGGAGTCTCTAAAACTTAGTTTGATTTCACTAGTGCTTTCATAGCCGTCACTGAACTTTATTGTATCGCTGATTTCAAAAGGAAAATCTTGAATCAGCTGTGTGACAAAATCTTTGCCAGTATTGACTCCTAGAACCTTGATTTGATCTTTTACTACTACCCCTAATTGATCATTGTAACGTTTTTCATTTGAGTCAAAGTAAAATCTATTCTGATTGACACTACCAAAAATATAACCAAGCTTTCTAATTCTCACTGTGTAACTATCGGGTTGTTTGACAAATGCCACAATCCAAGAACTATCTATATTTGTGTTTGTGGTATCTCCGGCCTTGCCAAGAATAAAATCATCTATAAGATTCAAATTGTTACTGGTCACTAATTTCCACTGCGATTCAGAAGATTCATAACGCAAACCAAAATTTTGATTTTCAAAAACTTGATTAACTATTTCTGTTTCTAATGCCGTAGGTAAATCATTGACAAATCTTGGCAGTATTCGTGTAGCAATTGCACCTGTTGGCACTACAATATTCAATAATATAGGACCGAGACCTTTGACATAGCGGCCGTCGCCGGAAACTTTGATAATTTTCGCCCAGATATAGTCTGTTTGATCTGCGTCATTGGCATCAGCTGGAACAATTTTTCCTTTTTTAAATCTACTGCCTGCGGGGGCTGTAAATTTCACAGCTGCGTTAGTCAACACATATTTTAAGTTACTTGTTGAATATGCACCTACCAACAATTGTGAGTTATCTACCACATTTTTAAAATAGCCTGTGCTGGTTGCTGTGGAAATAGACTGCCACACTGTGTTGGTATCTGTGAAAAGTATTTTATCAAACTTGGTAAAATAAAAATTGTAAATTTCTGCGTCAGTAAAAACTGGTTCTATGCTGCGTCTAAGAAAGTTAATGATGTCTATTCTACTGGTAAATTTAAATGACAATACCGATTCGTCTTCTTGTTTATAAAGATATCCGTCATCACCAAATACGTTTATACTGCTGTATTTTCCCGTGGCATCAATGATGTCAAAATTTCTGCTGATGCCGCTGCTGGTTCTGTTGACTGATTTTATTTTTACAATGTTTTGCGATCCTAACAACGGAGCAAGATTATAATCTTCTGCAGTGATCATTCTATTCTGAGTGTAATACACTGCTGGCGCATTTGCTCGGATGGTGTCTATGTCTTCCGATGCTGCTGAGTTTGCTACAGTGCTCTGTAAAGCCAACCCTATAGTAAGTGTATGCTCAACATTATTTTTGTTTCTGTATAATACAGAAATGTTAATACCTCTTAATTCGTTGGGATATATGGTATAGGATAGACCATTGCTGGTTCTATAAAATACCCTAAATGCTCCTTGCGGTAGATTTCCGTAAACGCCGTCTGCGAATACGAGATCTATGTTGTCATTTTCTTTGGTGTTGATAGCATATATGTTGCGTATGTCTTGTGTTACACTGTTATATGCAATATTATTACCTACTAACGATGATACTTTGGTCCATTCTTCCAGTTGGGCACCTTGCGAATTAAGAGAAAATAACCACACATCGTCATTATTGATATTACCTGCGTCTACTGCAATTTTTTCGTTGGTAGTTGGTACATCTATAGAAAAATCTGCTAGTTCCAAACTACCTTGCTTGAACTGTATAAAAAATCCTGTGTTAGCACTGCCTGGTCCAGATCCATCATTTTTATATATAAATCCCAATTGGTTACCCGGAACTGGAGGCTCTTCATAGATATTTTCACTGTTCTTGAAAGATGTGCTGACTATTTCAAAATTTACACTTCTACTGGCCACAGTCTTGGTAAACGAGAACAAAGGTACATCTGTGCCCACAGTTCGGAATCTATATTGCTCTGTGGGAATTCCTTGGATGGTAGCAGAACCTTGGCTGCGACCAAATTCTGTGTTGTCGGCCATAGCACTGTTCAACACAGTGAGAAATTGTTCTAACCAGTTGGTATTGGTAGGGTCGTTCCAGGTTATCAACTGTTGGGCAAGATTCTTGCCATTACTGTCGACGATAGTATCAGTGGTAGATACTGAAACAAATTTTAAAAGTCCGCTGGCGGCTGCTGTGCGTTTGGCATTGTAACTGAGCATGCGAGCAATACGCAGCACACTTTCTTTGGTCTCCGCTAGTTCAATAAAGTTTTCACGGCTGGCAAGATCTATGCGGAATGCTAGGCTCTGGCCCAAGAACGCTACGGCATCTATCAATGCCATGTATTCTGATGATTCTATATAGTCGTTGAAATCTTCTGGGTAGTTTTCACGTAGGTATGTGATAATAACCCTGCGCAGATTTTCAAAGTCGTAGCTGCGGAAATCCGCGTTTTTAAAGGTCTGATATATCCTGGTCCAATCTTGATTCAGTATGAGATTGTTTTGTCTGCTAGTTGTAGTCATACCAATATTTACCCTTAAAAATAAACTGCTTAGTTAATCACACTGTTGTTTTTGTCAAAGTTCAAGGTCATACGTTCATTGATGTTAAACGGAATATACACCAAATCTGCTTGAATACGCATGCCTTGATCTGTGCTGTCTATGTTGATTTCAGTGACTGCAAATCTCGGATCATAGTTGATGATGGCTTCTACGTCCTTGGCTATGATTTCTTTGACATCAGGAGTAAATGGTTCAAACAGCATGTCCCAGATCACTGTGCCGAATTCCGGATTTTCCAGTTTTTCGCCTTTGCGAATATAAAAATGATTGATCAAATCCTGCTTGACAAGATTGATATCGTATAGCTTAAAGTTCTTATTAGCTTCAGTAGAGCTGAATCCTTTATAGGTGAACTGACCTTGATTCTGCGTTACCGTAGCAGAACGCTGCGCTGCTGTTTGTTGGTTGTATAGTCTTGTGGCCATGTTTTAGGTGTCCCTGTCAGTTTTATCTGGAGTTAATAATTGCGGTGCTCTATGTTCATGCAAGGCCCAAGGCTCATGCATGGGTATGCGTTTCATGAAGCTTTTTACAATGCCAGCTTGGTAACGCTTGTCCCAACCTGCTGTAGTGCTAGTGGCTAAATTGTCTCTGAGATCATAGGGTCTTACAAAGTCAGCAGCCTCGGCAGTTTCTGCGTTTGTAGGACCGTTAAAAAATATTTTAGTACCGTTGACTTTGACTTCTGCGCCACTACCTAAATTGATATCTGAAGTGGAGCTAATTTTAGTTTCTGCTCCGGATGCAATATCTAGATCGTTGTTGGTGGATATTTTAGTCTTGGCTCCGACTAATATATCTAGGTTAGCACCCACTGTGAGTTTAGAATCATTGTTGATTAAAAATTCCATGTCTGTGGCAATTTCTACGTGCCACTTACCCGATTCAGTTCTCATATTGATATTTCTACCTGCTTCTAGATTTATATCTCGAGCAGCACGTATGTTGAGATCTTGCTGTGTATGCACACTGATGCTGTCTTGTGCATAGACATCGATCTTACCGTTGCTGGTAAGTTCTATCCATGCTGTGCCACGAGCATTGGCAATATAGATTAGATCTTCTGAGTTGTGCATCAGGATCTGATGCCCAGTTCTTGTTCTTACTCTAAAATATTCACTAGCAGGGATCGTTGCAGATCCTGTATCACCTTTTTTCTGATTAGTAGGATCTAAAAGATCGATGTATTTCACTGGACCTTCTGCAGCAGATTTTTCTCTGTGAAATCTATCATTGCCGTCATCCATGACCAACTGTGTGCCACCTAATCTACTCACTGGCACAGTGGCCTGACTGTCTGATTTGCCTATTTGTTGTTTTTTAGCACTGGTTCTGCGATCAAGCGGACCTGGAGTAGATATACCAAACACCATGCTAGGAGCTTCTCGCCTCGGTGAACTTGTATTGAATCCCCTGACATCATCTTCTAACAAACCTTGTTCGAGAAATCTATCTGCTATAGGATGGACTACTCTGGGATATTTTTCTGGATCAATTTCCTGCGTGTCGCCATTGATGCGTTTGTTGATTTCAGCCACAGGCAAGGGCAAGGTAGTATTACCATATCTTTTTTTATCTTCAGCATCTAAACTGTTTACAGTGCTGCTAGCTATGGCTGGTACCATGTGATTGATGTTGATGCCAGGTACGCAGGCAAACCAATAACCTGCTGCAGGATCGCCATTGACAAACAATACCAACACATTAACACCAACATCCGGCGGTACAAACCACATGCCGTATGATTTCTGTGTGTCGCTGAACCCGTCAATGGTTGACTTTGATCCATCGTTGTTTCCCATGAATTCAAATGGAGTATAACCGAAAAACGGCGATGCGTATTTCACAATAAAAGTTTGACTGTCGTCACCTGATGCGTTTGACTGATCTTTCAATAAGGTAACTTCGATAGATCCCATGAAGGAAGGGTCAAGATGACTGATAACTCGGGCGATGTATATGCCCGTGGTTAACCCACCGCTTCTGCCTTCATCATCAACTGACGGTCTTGATAATTCTGCCATTAATTTTGTCCTAGATCTCGATAATATCTAAAGCCCACTCTTCGTTGGGGTTGATTAGATGTAGTGGTTGGTTGAGCGCCTGTGCTAGAGGATGCAGTGTCAGCTCCAACTGTAGAGCTAGAAGCACTGCTGTCAACCAATGATGTTTTTGGCGGTTCTTTGTCGCCTATTTCTACCGCTGGCACATCTGCTTTGTCTACCACTGATGCTTTGTCTCCGGTAATAGTTTCGTTGACTTCCGGTCCTTGTGGGCCTGGCATTCTAATACATTTCAATTTCTGTTTCCAATTTCCATCATTGAATTGATTTTCGCAGCTGACAACTCTATATATACCGCCAAAAGGGCTTTCCTTTCCTGCTATTGAAAAATCGTATAGACCAGTTAATGTGTTCACATCAGCTGGAGTTCTGAATGTCATATAGATATAGACGTTGCCGCTTTCATAGTTCATAGTGCCATCGTCTGTTATCTGTGCTGTGGGCGAAGCGGCTCCTACAAAATAGTTACTCATTCCCGAATCTATCAACCAATAAGGATCACCAAGTATTTCAAGATTTACCGTGACCATGTCAGCACTGCTGCCACTGATAAACGCTTCTTGAAAATTCTCTGCAACGTTTTGTTCAACAGTTTTGTATTCAGAACCGCCTTTGAATCCTTTCAATAGTCTAGGATCACGTTTTGGTCTAGCTCTACCGGTTTGTGCAGACTGCACTTCCGCAGCTTGTCCTTTACCTGTTTTAGTAGAAGAATTCTTTGTTTCAGCTGCGTTTTGATCTTGTGTGGAAGTTTTAGCGGCATCAGCTTCTGGTTTAGGATTTGCTCCTGCATAGAATAAATTATTGATGTCAATACTGAAACTAAGAATATCTACATTTTGTCCGGTGTAGATGTATTGGTATTCTTTGACTACATCTTTCATTAGTTCCGCATAACCCACCGGTGCGGATGTGGCGTTGGCAAATATGCTTTGATGCACTAGATATGGCACTACCCTGTAAGTGATCTTTTTTGCATAATCGCCTGTGATAACATCAAATTTCAACAGCTCTATTTGCACATCTAGTTTAAACCACTTGATAAATCCCTGCGGTGTTAGAAATTTAGGTTCTAAGGCTTCGGTGGCATATTCCGAACTGAGGATCACTTGATTAATAATTGCTGTCAATGACTGACTCTGTCCAAATTGAAAGGCTCGAGTTTTTGGATCTATGGTCATGCCTTCTCTTTTTAACACACCTGTTTTTTCATCGTATTGATCACCAGCTCGCTTGAAAACTGCACGACCGCCAGAACTTTGATCAAATCCCAAACTTGCAGAGGCTATGTTGTTCTGATCCAGTAGCTGAGGATCTGTTTTAATCATAGAGCTTTGCACTGCTGATTTAGTAGAGGCTCCTTCGGATGGATTTACCGTTGCCTTTTTAACTTCTGATTGATTGCCTGCTGAACTTTGCCAGTCACTGGACAGTATAGGAAACTGGATGACATATTCATCTTTTTCGGTGATCTTTCCTTCGGCCTTTAATTTGTCTTCATTCTTGTTGAGATATGCTACAAGACTGCCCTCGCTGCCCGACAACAAATCAAATACATGACCTTTGCCGCTGGCAAATATTTTTACATCACTATAAGTGGTGTTGATAGCATCAGAAAATCCTTGATGATTATATGGAATTGCTTCTACTTTATATACACTACCGCCTTCATTGACTGTAAACTTAGTAGACGACAGTTTCATTACAAAATACTTGGGTTTTATCTGAGACAAATTTTGTCCTAGTTCATTAAATCCCTGAATATCCATCCGCAATACAAATGGTGCGTTGTCTAGGTAACTAAGATATCCTGCTTTTACTGCGGCATTCTGCATGCTTTGTAACAACAGTCCCATAGAATGCGGTTCAATTATATCAAATGAAAATTTAACAGCATTGCTGTTGCCTGTGGCTTCATTGGCTCCTATCACTGTCTGCATTACAAAGTTGTTGATGTAGTATTCCGGACTGCCAAAAAATGTCGCCACTCTGTCTGCGTCGAATCGTCCTGCAGATGAAAACACTAAATTTTTCAATGCTGACGGATTATCTCTATAAGTTTTAGGATCGTTAAACTGCTGCGGAGTCAAACATGCCAATGTCCACAACACATTATTACTGGCAAACACTTCCATGGGATTACGAACTAATGCAGGTAGATTTTTCTTAGCCGATGCAGCTGTGGTGTTTGTTTTTGTTTCCTGATTAGATTTACCATTTTCCAGCATGTCAGAGGCTCGTGCTGGAACTTCAAGGGTCGTTCTCACAGCATTGCCTATGGCAAGATTGCTGTTGGTAAATTCTGCAATAGCCCGGGTGCCGTCTGGTTTAAACTGTTCTATAGCGTTGGCTAAAAATCTAGCGACCATTTATACTCCTAGAAACTTTGCAAGGTTTGTTTTTTTTGGCAAGTATATCACAGTTCCTGGCTCAAAATCGTATATAGGGTCTTTGATAACGCTCATGTTTCTTTGTACAAACACCCACCATAGTTTGGCATTGCCATATACGTCATAGGCCAAAAGGTCGGGTCGATGCCTGTATTGGTTTTCAATCACATATCGAAAATCATCTGCTTCGGCTGGCACTGGTCTAATCTCTAAGAGATCGAGATAAAAATTATTCTGCCTAGTATCAGACCAGGGACTGGTTTTAGAGTATTTTGCCATTAGATATATCCTACTTGGCCTTCACCGGACATTTTGCCTCTAGCATAGTCTTGTAAGCTAAATTTTCTCAGTCCTTGTCTGCTGTATACAGGCGCTACTTGCACTGTTATTGTGCTCAACACAGGCACCCAAGTGTATTTGCCGTTCTGAAAAGGATCACATTTGATGTAGTTTACATCGTCTTTGAAATCCACTGAGAATGATTTTATAATCACAGGAACCTTGTCAAACACATGACTACCGTAACCTGTGAGATTACAAATAATAGGAGGATTACCTGCAAGATCACCTTGCCCAAAAAACATCTTGGTAGCTGTCTTAAAAAATGTAGTTGCTGCTATCCAGTAGGCGCCGTCTGTGGCAGTTTCACAACTGAACTCACCGCTGATTGATATATCATCAACCACACTGTTTTTGTAACTGTATTGAGAATAGTTGGCATGAGTTATAGGTATAGTATTGTATTCTGCCTTGGTGCTGACAGTGATGTTAGGCATGTATGGCCATACCACACCGCCAGTTTGTTTGAGAACTCCGAATAACGGACTATTAAAAGTATTCCATTCACAATTTATACGCACTCGCCAATCATCCTTGGATCCTGCTTTCAACTGTATAGCCTGCCCTTGTGGTGCAAACACTTCTGCCCCTTTGGGTATGTTGATGCCTCGCTTGAGACTAAGTATATTGTTGAGCATGCCTGCTGCTCCACTGATTTCGCCGGCAGCTTTCATTAATCCGCCTGCAAGATTGCCACCAGTGAGTTTGTTAATTGTTCCGGAGATATCTGCTGCTATGTTACTCGTCGAACCTGCAACTGTTCTTAGCTTATCAACTGCACCTCCCACAGCACTTTGTATGGTATTGTTACCACCCATAGCACTGGCTCCGAAGTTTTTTGCACCTCCTGCTAACTGGTTTAATCCTGATTTAAATCCGCCAGATAGATCAGAAACCTTGTCGTCAAGTTTGAGTTTGTCCATGACAGAAGTAGCGTCTGGCAGGGCAGCTTGCCCTTCGTTAGTGGCTTGGCTGATGTTTTCCGAAATACCTGCTACCAGTTGTGAAAACGGAGCCACAGGATTACTGCCGGGTCCCGAAGATGGTGCTTTATCGCCGCCGAATCCAAATGCCGCTGTTAATTTTTCATTAAGTGCGCGATTGTTGGACACTTGTGCAGCGGTGATGCTATCAGGCTTGCCGCTCTTCGCATTTATGCTAGCGGCTTCTTCTTCCGGCGTGTTGGGATAAGTCTTACGAGCCATTTTGAGCAGATTTCCTTGTCATATAGACTATTTATTATGATAAAAATGTGCTATTATATAACATATAACGGAGAATTCTAACTAATGATTGTGCCTAAAATTAAGTATCTAACCAACAAAGATTTACTAAGAGAAATACACCTAAGCAAGAATACCTACTGTAGTTTCACAGACCCTGCATACGAAGAATACGATTTAATTGTCACAACATTAGACAAACTGAACATACGCACTATCGCAGAAGCCAAAAGAAATAGAGCATCTAAAATGGCCAAGGCTGCACACGAAGCAGCTGTATACGCAGCTGGTAAAAAAATGCCAGCTAAAGAGTTTGAAGTTGATTATCGCAAAGTGCAGAAACAAGATCTAGTTTTTCGTGTGATGACCTTTACACACATACCGTTAGCGCCGGGCCGTAAGAAAACTCTTAAAAACACTGCTGACAGTCATGACAAAGTAAACTTTCCGCCTTTCCAGCATTGGAAATATGATGACAACGATAACTTGATCTGTGTGGGCAAAAGTCATTGGAAAGGAGATCTTGATCATGGAGAGTTTTCAAAAGATCACGGACAAATGACCAACGACCTAGCTCGCATGTTTATCAAGCTCTGTGAGAGATATGCCACCAGAGGCAACGTCAGAGGCTACACATACAATGACGAAATGAAAGGTCAAGCTATTCTTCAACTAACTCAAATAGGACTCCAATTCGATGAAAGTAAATCTGATAATCCTTTTGCTTACTATACTGCTGCTGTCACTAATTCATTCGTTAGAATTATCAACCTGGAGAAGCGCAATCAAAACATTCGAGACGACATTCTCGAAATGAATGGTATGAATCCTTCATGGACACGTCAAAACAGCTCCAATGGTGGTAAGAACGCTCCCGGACCAGTCACTGTCACAGATAGTTTAGATTGAGTTTGACCTTACATTTATATTCTGTTATAATTAATCTATGAATCTCTTTAAGAAAGTTGCATGCTTCACTGACATACACTTTGGATTAAAATCCGGAAGTCGTACACATAATCAAGACTGCGAAGATTTTGTGTCTTGGTTTTGTGACACAGCTCGAGCACAAGGCTGCGAAACAGCTATATTTCTAGGTGACTGGCATCATAATCGCAGTACCACTGATGTTAGCACTATGAATTATACTGTGAGCAACTTGGAAAAACTCAGTCAGAGTTTTGAAAAAGTCTATTTCATTCTAGGCAATCACGATTTATTCTACAAAGACAAGCGTGAAATCAACTCTGTAGAGTTTATGAGATTGTTTCCTAACATTGTGCCCATACGTGAGTTATACACAGAAGGGGATGTCACTATCATGCCTTGGCTGATAGGTGATGAATGGACCACTGTAAAACAACTGAAAAGCAGATACATTTTTGGACATCTTGAGCTGCCGCACTTTTATATGAATGCCATGGTGCAGATGCCTGATCACGGTCAGTTGCAGACTGGACACTTTCAGAATCAAGAATTAGTGTTTACTGGACACTTTCACAAGCGGCAACAAAAAGGCAATGTGGTTTATATAGGCAATGCTTTCCCGCACAACTATGCAGACGCAGGTGATGACGATCGTGGTATGATGATCATGGATTGGGGTGGCAAACCCGAATATCATTCTTGGCCCGATCAGCCCATATACAGAACCTACAAGCTGAGTCAGATCATCGATAGGCCTGATGAGCTGCTGCGTGAAAAGATGCATTGTCGTGTGACCATTGACTTGCCTATCACATTCGAAGAAGCAAACTTTATCAAAGAACAATTCATGCCGCAGTATAAACTGCGTGAGTTAATGCTAATTCCAGAAAAAGTAGAAGTAGAAAGTGCTGTTAATCCCATAGACATCACATTTGAATCTGTGGACACTATTGTAATGAATCAAATCAATAACATAGACAGTGATACCTATGACAAAAAACTACTGTTGGACATCTATAACGAACTATGATTAAAATCAACAATCTCACAGTGCGCAACTTCATGAGCGTGGGTAATCAGACCCAGGCCATTGATTTTGACAAAGGTCAGCTTACCTTGGTGCTAGGTGAAAATATGGACCTAGGCGGTGACGACAGCGGTGCTAGAAATGGCACAGGCAAGACTACTATTATCAACGGATTAAGTTATGCCATCTACGGACAGGCGCTGACTAATATCAAACGTGATAATCTTATCAACAAGATCAACAGCAAAGGAATGCTGTGTACAGTGACTTTTGAAAAAGATGGAGTCAAGTATCATATCGAGCGAGGTCGCAAGCCTAATTTACTGAGATTCAGTATAAATGATCAAGAACAAGAGCTCAGCGATCTTGACGAAAGTCAAGGCGACAGCAGAGAAACACAAAAGGCCATTGAAGAAGTGTTTGGCATGAAACATGAGATGTTCAAACATCTCATTGCATTAAACACCTACACAGAACCTTTTTTGAGCATGAAAGCTGCAGATCAACGTGCTATTATTGAACAGTTGTTGGGAATTACCATACTGTCAGAAAAGGCAGAAGCACTTAAAGATGCAATTAGAATCAGCAAAGACAGCATTGCAACAGAAAACACAAGAATAGAAACTGTCAAAGCCAGCAACGAAAGAATACAACAAAGCATAGAGTCGTTGATACGCAAACAACGCATGTGGGAAGAACAAAAAGAAACTGCTCTGACTAATTTACTCAAAAGCATTGATCGGCTCAGCGACATTGACATTGATCAAGAAATCGTCAATCAGCGAGCATTAGCAGATTGGAATACAAATAAAAAGGAACACGAGAGTCTAGCATCACTGAGTGCTAAACAAACTTCAGCTTTGGAAAAAGAACAGCGTATTCTAGACAAACTAGAACGAGAATTAGTCAGTCTAACAGAACACAAATGTCATACCTGCGGCCAAGAGCTACACGACGCCAAACATAATGAAATTATGTCTGCTAAGTCTGCACAGATTGAAGAAAGCCGTGGCGCTATCAACGAACATCTCGAAGAGCTCAGTGTGATCACTGAAGCAATATCGCTGCTGGGCGAACTAGGTGCGTGTCCTTCAGTGACCTACGATAGTTTAGAAGCAGCATTGAACCATAAAAATACCCTAGACAGCCTAGAGCGTGACATTACTATCAAGACTGCAGAAGAAAATCCCTATGACGATCAGATTGTTGAACTCAAAGAAACAGCTGTGCAGGAAATAGATTGGAACGGACTCAACGAACTAGTGCGTGTTAAAGATCATCAAGAGTTCTTGCACAAGTTATTGACCAACAAAGATAGTTTTGTTCGCAAACGAATAATAGATCAGAATCTTGCGTTCTTGAATCAACGTTTGACATATTATTTGGACAAGATCGGATTGCCTCACACTGTGGAGTTTCAGAATGATTTAACTGTGGTTATCACACAGCTAGGACAAGATCTAGATTTTGACAATCTAAGCCGTGGAGAACGTAACAGATTGATCTTATCTTTGTCGTGGGCGTTCCGTGATGTGTGGGAAAACCTATACACCAGTATTAATTTGTTGTTTATCGACGAACTTGTAGATTCGGGCATGGATGCTAGTGGTGTTGAATCCAGTATTGCTGTGTTGAAACGCATGACTCGTGAGCGTGACAAGAATGTGTTCTTGATTTCACATAGAGATGATTTGACCAGTCGTGTTAATCACGTGCTGAAAGTGATCAAAGAAAATGGATTCACTAGTTATAGCAATGACATAGAGATTATGGCATGAGTTCGGACGCACACGATCGTATGATCCATGCCTTTCAAGAATACTTTAAATGGCAGGATCGATTTCATCACAAAAAATCCAACGAAGCAGGTATCAAAGCAAGATCATGGCTATCAGAAATACGCACACAGGCATCAATCATAAGAGTAGAAATACAAGATAAACGAAAGGCACAGCGAGAATCCAGAAAAGGCATGAGAGGCAAGAAGCTTTAACTAATTAAAGAGTGCAATGGACGTTTCAAAATCAAATAATAGACGAAATACCAGAAGGCTATATTGGCTTTGTTTATATAATCACGAATAAAACCACCGGACAGAAGTACATAGGCAAGAAATTAGCACAATTCAAACGTACCAAACCCCCACTCAAAGGCAAAAAACTCAAAAGAAGAAGTGTAGTAGAAAGCGATTGGCGCGAATACTATGGTTCATCTGATAGGTTAAACGCAGACGTCCAAACATTAGGTCCGGAAAATTTCACAAGAGAAATACTTTACCTTTGCAAGTCCAAGGCAGAACTATCATATTTAGAAGCAAGAGAGCAGTTTGAACGCAGAGTTTTAGAAACTGATGACTATTATAATGGTATTATAAATGTCAGAGTTGGCGGATCAAACATACTTAGACAGCGTCTACTAGAACAATCTCAGGCAAAATAAAGCGGTTTTTTGGCTAGCGCAGGCTCAATTTCGTGCGCTCTAAACCTGGTCTACGTGTACACAGGGATGGAAAACCTTGCCGCAAAGGTGCTTAACCACTACCCGAAAGGATGACGATCGCTACCAAGACCTGCGATTTGGTTATTTGAAAAGAAAAACAAGGCAAAAAGAGGGGAAATAAGCCCCACGTTTGCAAACATGTTAGCGTATGTTTGTAAGCCGCCGTCATATAAAGACGCAGCTCGAGGTACCGGATGACCGCCTCTGTAATGCTGTAACGCTAGAGTGTACTGTGCAACTCGCATAATGCTCTTATCTTTGCCCGGCCTGGGCAAAGTGTGACTGAACAATCTGCATAATACTTGAATTGCTTCGCAATTACAATGTCAATAATTATTAAAAAGAAGACAATCGCGTTGAGCGACAAGCGAAAACGCAAACGAGCGCAAGCTCGTTTTTAATAAATAAAGTTATACCTTTTAGGAATGCCTTGATATGAGAATTAATGAACTATTAACCGAATCAGAAACCCAACATCTTGAAGAAGGACCTATTTTAAATAAGATCGGTTCAGTTGTAGGTAATGCTGCCCGTGGTGTAGCTAACACTGTAGGAGCTGTAGCAGGTGGGGTAGCAGGTGCTGGTCGTGCTATGAAGAAAGGATATCAAGCTGGCAAAGCATTTGTAGGCGATGATCCTGATCCTAATAAAGGACAGCCTGGGTATGATGCAGGTGGAGCGCCAACAGCACCAAGTGGCGGAACTCCTTCAGCAAAAGATATCAATGCGCAAGGTCCTACAGGTACAGCACCTGCTGTGGCACAAACAGGAGCAGCTGGCGCTGCGTTAGCTAAAACAACCGCAGCAGTAGACAAACAGACTACTGCCAAAGCAGGACAAACAGTCTACGCACAAGTAAAAGCCAACGTAGACAAGTTAGATAAGAAAGGCAAGCAGAGAATTTTACAGTTGTTGCAGAAATCGATGGCAACACCTGATCCTAAACCAGCTGTAGGAGCAGCACCGGCAGCGACAACTCCCCCAGCAGCGGGAGCCGCAGCAGCACCAGCTGCTGAACCAACAACGGCAGCAGCGGCAGATGCGGGAGCCGCAGCAGCACCAGCTAACACCATGGCCAATGCACCAGTTAGTGCCACAAACACCGCGGCTGCAGATAATCCCAATCAACCTCAAACCAAGAAAAGAGGCGGCAGAGTAGCGGGTCAAGTAAGTCAAACACCAAATGCTATACGTAAACGTGAAAAACGTCAAGCGGCAGCTGCTGCTAGTTCCACCGGCAACAAAGTGATGGCTAATATGGCTAATCAATTATCTCAACAAAATGCCAGCAAGATTAATCATGGAAATACACTGTCAGAAGCTTTGGCTCAACGAGTGGAAATGCACAAGCAAAAAATGTTTGAAACCGGATTATCACAAGGCACGATCAGCGTATTTAGAAAATGAAAATACGTGACATTGTGGTTGAAGTTGGACCAGTGGCCTACGAAAAAGGCAAGTCTAAGATGGACAAAGTGTTAAGTCCTAGTAAATGGCTTGATGGCACCAACGCTAAACTACAGTATGACAAAGGTGCAGACAAGATGGACAAGCTATTAACTCCGTCTAGATGGTTTGAACCATCCGGCACTGAAAAATCTAAAACCAAATCCAATGCAGCTCCCGCTGACACTACAGAACTTAAGACCCTGATTGATCAAGCCATGTCCGGCAAGTCGTTGGACACAGCAAGTCTACAAAAATTAAGAACTTACCGTGGAGATATCAGTGATAAAGAATTAGGTGCTACCGTTGACAAAGTGCTGCGAGGCAGACCTCTTGATAGTCAAGACTTGTTTGCTCTAAAGTCTTATAGAAACACGCTCTAAAAGAAAGGTAGTCCTGTTTTTCTTGTAGTTTCGAGATTTTCTTTAACAATCTCTGCAATTATTTCTCGCTCGTCCCAGCTCATGTGCATAACTTCAGCAAAACTGAGTCCACGCATGTACCAACACAGTTTCATGCATTCTTTTTTGAGATCCTTGCCTTCTTTATCTAAGCGATCAGATTCCCGTAAAATCTCCGGCAAGGATAACGTTAAGATTTTACGGCGAAAAAATTTGCCTGATCCATTGTAATAGGCAAGCTAAATGACTTATTACATTCTCCACAGGTAACGTTTTGTGCTTCAAACTGAATGTTGTCTTTCATCTGTATCACATGGTTCTGTATTTTTTCAAATACATCTTTGGCACAGTTTGCAATAAACTCTTTGATCATAGCTTGATCAGTAACAGTGCCTTCTGGTGCATCTATGGCAGTGATACAGTCTGCAATGATATCCACTGTGAGTTCTGTGAGCTTGATAAAACTAGCGCCAAATCTTTCTAGTTTGACTTCGTCTGTGAGGGTGTCATCATTGATGATCTGGAATATTCTCTGCTGCTCCATGGTTTGGATTGCAGTTTTTGTGACTTCTTTGTAGGTATACGGACGCACATGCACTGTTAGTTGATCTATTGGTATGTCTTTTTCGTATTGGAAATTGTTGAACACACCAAACCAAGCAGTGAGATCGATGTCGTAGCTGTTTTCAGCTTCACAATGAGGACAGTTACACCCCACTTCCATCTTGTCTCCGTAGGTAGCAATGCGTATGGCTATCAGAGCAAAGTCTAGATCTATGTTTGGCATAGCCCAGGGATTGGTTATCGCTGGAATACAGCTCTTGATCAATTCCACAGTGCTTTGTCCGCTTAACAAGGCATCCGGAGTTTTAAACAGTAGTTCATCTTTGGCAGTCATTGCATAAACAGGATATTCTCCGTTGGCACTGACATCCAAACTGCCAGGTGGATAGAACTCGCCCTTGCTTGGTAGTTTGACATAGATCTTTGGCTGTCTATAAAAGCTGGCCAGCGGGTTCTTTTTTGGCTGACTGTAATTAGGAATTTGGTCCATTTTATCTCCGGTAAATATATAATACGCAAGTGTATTTATATGCGCATTTATCCAGGAAAAAATAAGCCATGGCAGTAATGATCGACATCCCAGGAATTGGCCAAGTTGAAGCTCAAAATGCAGCTTCCGAAGCCACGCTCAAGGCCATACTTGCTGTAATGAGTAGCGGTGGTGGCCGTGGTGGCGCAGCAGGTGGTGGCGCAGCAGGTGGTGGCGCAGCAGGTAGTAGAGCAGGTGGCGGCGGAGCAGGTGGCGGCGGAGCAGGAGGTGGCGGTGCGTTAGGACTTGCTTCTGCTGCGGTCAGTAAATCTTTTAAAGGTGTAGGATTCATGGCCGGTATGGCTGTGGTTGGCATAGGCAAACTTAAAGATACTGCTATACAGACAGCTGGCGCCTATGTAAAATTTAGTGATACTGTGACAGGAGCAGTAGAATCATTGTCAAGATTGGACGGAAGTGCTACTGGTGCAGCACAAATGTTCAGCAGTATTCCGATATTCGGCAAGCTGTTTAGTGCAGTAGCAGGTGCAGCTGATGACGTAACTAAATCGTTTGTAGCTGTGTCACAGACCGGTGCTACATTTGGAGGCAGTATTAGTAATTTTGCCACAGCTGCTTCTCAAGCAGGTATGTCTATGGCAGAGTTTGGATCTATGATTCAGAAGAACAGTAATGCTATGACTGCTTTTGGAACCACTACAGAAGGTGGTGCAAGTAATTTTGCTCGAGTGTCAAAACAACTACGTAGTACCAGCAGTGAATTATATGCGTTGGGATTCAGCACACAAGATATCAATCAAGGATTAGCTAGTTACGGTGCATTGATGAAGGCTCAAGGTCTGCAAGGTAAGAAGTCCAATGCAGAATTGGCACAAGGTGCAAAAAGTTATCTTAAAGAGATGGATCTATTAGCAA